CAAGCTTTAGAACATCAAAGAAGACAAGATCAGTCTAGATTCCAAAAAATGGATACTGATTACTGGTCTAGATTTGAGAAGAACGTTAAAACTGGAATGGAGTCTGCCCAAAAGGAATTGGCAACGGCCATTGAATCGGGGAACGCGGAAGCTCAAGTTGAAGCTAATAAACGGATTGCCACATTAGCATTTGATAATGCTAAATTAGAGCAAGCCAAAGAAATAAACCCGTTGCACAGGAACCTGTACAACTATCAGACGGTGGAAGATTACCACAGCAAACTCCGCAAAGTTTACCGGAACCTGATCCTCAAGCAGAAGCTTGGGCTAGTAAAAACACATGGTTTGGCAAAGATCGAGCCATGACTTTTACTGCCTTTGAAATTCACAAGGATCTTGTAAATGAAGGATTCGACCCTAAGTCGGACGATTATTATTCTGAAGTTAATAAAAGAATAAAAGTTGACTTTCCTCATAAATTTGCTAAAGGTGGTGATATAGAGCAAACGTCCAAACCCGTACAGTCGGTGGCTTCAGCTCAGAGAAGCGTAAGACCTGGACGCAAAACTGTGAGACTCACATCTTCACAGGTAGCAATAGCTAAAAAATTAGGTGTGCCACTCGAAGAGTATGCAAAACAAATAAAACTCACGGAAGGAGCATAAGCATATGAAAAAAGAAACAAAAGAAACTTCTCGTGCGAGCCAAACACGGTCAAATACTGAAAGACCAAAAGTGTGGGCTCCTCCATCTTCTCTAGATGCACCCCCTGCACCTGATGGATTCAGGCACAGATGGATACGGGCAGAGAGTTTAGGATTTCAAGATTCTAAAAATATCTCTGGAAGATTAAGATCCGGTTATGAATTGGTGAGAGCCGATGAATATAAAGATCAAGATTATCCTGTAGTCACTGAAGGAAAATACAAGGGGATTATCGGGGTTGGTGGCCTTGTACTCGCAAGGGTACCCGAAGAAATTGCGAAGTCTCGGACTGAATATTTTGCTAAACAAGCAGAAGGTCAGAACGAAGCGGTTGAAAACGATTTAATGAGGGAAGAGCATAAGAGTATGCCTATCAATGTTGACAGGCAGTCTCGCGTAACCTTCGGTGGTACAAAGAAATAATATTTCCTACTCATCGATTTAAATCAACCCGTTTACATTTATGTAAACATTAAGGAGTAATAACATGGCTAATAGAAACTCAGCCGGTTTTGGGTTTAGACCAAGTGGAACGTTAGGTAATACACCTGCGACTCAAGGTCTATCTCAGTACTGGATTGATTCTGCAGCAACAGTTGATCTTTTTAACGGCATGGCGATGAAATCGTCAGGCGGTTATATGATTACTGGTGAAAGTGCAACTACAGTTACGACTATAGGTGTTCTCTACGGAATCTATTATACAGCGGCTTCTACTAATAAACCCACTTGGGCTCATTGGTATGACGCAACAATTACTCCAGCAAACAGTGAAGACACACAAGCGTTTGTTAATGATTATCCTTTCCAGAAGTATACTATAGCTTCAGATGCAGCAGTGGACAGTTCAGTTCCTGCAGCTCACGTGCTATTTATGGAAACTTTTTCCGTAACTGCCAATACAGGCGGAAGTACTTCAACAGGTAAATCGTCAACAACTCTTGACATCGCGGCAACGAATGCAACAACACACTCTTGGAGATTATTAAGAAGTGCTGAGGAAGTTGAAAACAACGACCTTACAGCAGCTTTTGTTCATTAGAAGTTGTTTCTAACTTGTCCGAATTTGTCGGATCTGGAACATAATAGGAGCATAATAACATGGCTATATCACGAGCACAGCTAGTGAAAGAACTAGAACCAGGTTTGAATGCACTATTCGGCCTGGAGTACAAACAGTATGAAAATCAGCACGCTGAAATTTATACAACAGAATCATCAGACAGAGCTTTTGAAGAAGAAGTAATGTTAAGTGGTTTTGCAAACGCAAACGTTAAAGTGGAAGGATCAGGCGTAAATTACGATGAAGCGCAAGAAACTTACACGGCACGTTACACACACGACACAATTGCTTTAGCTTTTTCAATCACTGAAGAAGCGATTGAAGATAATTTGTATGACAGACTCGCGTCTAGATATACAAAAGCTTTAGCAAGATCTATGTCTAATGCGAAACAAGTAAAAGCAGTAACACCTTTGATTCAAGGTCTTCCTTCAACGGATAATTTTGATTCTGGTGATGCGGTTTCTCTGTTCTCGACTAATCACTCAACGGTTAGTGGAACAGCAGTTAAAAATACTTTAACAACGCAAGCAGACTTAAACGAAACATCATTAGAGCAAGGCTTAATTGACATTGCTGGAATGACAGATGAACGTGGAATAAGAGTCGCAGCAAGAGGAATGAAAATGGTTATTCCTTCAGCTAATCAGTTCAATGCTGAGAGATTGATGAAATCTCCAGGCAGAACTGGAACAGCAGATAATGATATCAACGCTGTAGCATCAATGGGAATGGTTCCTCAAGGTTATAGAGTGAACAATTTCTTAACTGATACAGATAGTTGGTACATCATTACTGATGTCCCTAACGGTATGAAAATGTTCCAAAGAGCAGCTTTAAAAACTGCTATGGAAGGTGATTTCGATACTGGCAACGTTAGATACAAAGCTAGAGAAAGATACTCGTTTGGAGTATCCGACTATAGAGGTATCTTCGGTGTAGAGGGTGCGTAATCCAAAATAAATTTGTGGCGGGACACAGTTCCGCCACATTTCACAAATAAGGTAAGAAATGCTTAAAAAATTCCTAGTACAGATATGGGCTTATGATTATCACGCTAAATTTGAAGTTTTAGCGGAGGATAATTGTGAATCTATTGAACAATCTATCCTTGACAAATTAGGAGAAAAGAGTATAAAGTGGGAATCAACGGGAATGTTTCGAGATACCCGTAGAATAACCTATGAGGAGGTTAGTCATGACCGAAGACCTGTACAAACAAAAACGGTCCTTGGAGTTAGGGTGGCAGTATGAGTATAATCAACATGGAAAATATACTCTTAATATGGTCGATATTGATGAGAAGATTAGAAGTATCATCACTCAGATCAAAGCTGAAGAGTTCAAAATTGCTGATAGAGAAAACAAAATCAGTGATTCAGCTGCCCAAGTTTCTGTGGCAACTTAGATAAACGCCACATCGCTGAAAACGTACTTTTATGCAGGGATCTCTTGCACTCAATCAAAAAATAACATATAATTTAATCACTATACAATTAATAATAGAATACTGACGCGTATAGTCGACGGCCTAGAGACAGTATTCACATAATCTAGGAGGATTATAAAATGGCAACAACAACGTTTAATGGAACGGTACGTTCCGATGGCGATATAAAAGCAACAACTAAGAACACTACTACAGGAGCATTTGTAGATTACGCTGTTATAAAAGCAGCGGGTGGTATGGAAGTAGAAAAAGTTGCAAGCACTGGAAACAACATTGTAGCAGCAGGTACTTCAACAGGTACTAACAATGGAAGTTTAGGTACAGCAGCTACTATTTTCAAAATCACACCAAATGCGCATGGGTCAGGAATTGCTGATGATGCAATTAACACTTTTGTTAATAAAATTGGTGGTCTTATCTACACTACTATTCTAATCGATCTACATGGTGGATTAGCTTGTGGTGGTTCTGCTGACGATGTTATTGGTACTGATGGTGGAGCAGCTAATGCTTACATCGCAGAACTAACAACTGGAGTTAATGGTATTCCATTCGAAGTAGAAATGGCGTGTTTAGAAGCACCAACAGGTGGAGACCCAGATATTAATTTAGTATGTTCATCGACAGCTACTGATGCAGAAAATGCAGCAGTAACAAGTCCAACAGTTATACTAAACAATGGTGACCTTGCATTAGGTCAGTATGTATCAGCAGATAGTGGAGCAACACTTGCGGCACTTTCACTAAAATATCTTTACCTAACTTGTGGAACAGCTACTGAAGCTGCTTACACAGCAGGTAAATTAGTTATTAAAATCACTGGCGCAGCTTTTGATTACAATAACGGTTAATAAATAAAATATGATGGGGCTTCGGCCCCATCTAATAATCTTAATTAAGGAGGGATTATGGCAGACACAGTAACAGGACCAACAATTCTACAACAAAATGATGTAAGAGTTGTTATCAAATTAGTTCAACATCAGACGGAACAGGTAAAACAACAGTTTTTGGAGATGTTTCAGCATTAGCTGCAAACGAAAATGGAGATTCAGTTGCGCATTTAAATCTACAAAGAATTTGGTTTTCTTGTTCTTCAGGTAATGGTTTTGATTCGTATGGCCGTTTGGATGAAGAAGATTCAGATGGCGATATTCCTATTTTAGGTTTAACAGGATCAGGCTATTGGGATTTTAGAGAATTTGGTGGAATACCAGCAGATAAATCTTCTAACAGTAACCAAAGTGATGTAAACTTTGTTGTTCCAGGTGCCGCTGATTCTGGAAACATGTATACGGTAATAGCAGAATTTAAGAAGTTATATTAGGAGGTAGCGCATGGCGAATACTACTTCTGGAACAGTTACTTTTGACAAAACATTTGCTGTTGATGAGATTATCAACGAAGCTTATGAGAGAATTGGTTCTCAAGTATCTTCCGGTTATCAATTAAAAACAGCAAGACGATCTTTAAATATTCTTTTTCAAGAATGGGGCAATAGAGGTTTGCACTACTGGGAAGTAGCAGAAACTAA